TGCATATGCAATTACTTGAGGGTGATTGTTATATTGATGCAGAACAAGACTTAGAGTACCCGCCTTTAGCTTTGTCATTTGGAGAACAAACAATTCAAACTAAGAAAGGAAACAAAACATATCCTGTGCCTATTGGAACTTATGGAAACTTTAGCTTTGTACAAGCACCACCCAAGTCCAAGAAAACCTTCTTTATATCGCTTTTAAGCGCAGTTTATTTAAAAGGTATATTAGACGGCTTTGGGGGTGATTTAAAAGGACACAGGGAAGGTAAATGCTTGATTCACTTCGACACAGAACAAGGTAAATTTCACGCTCAGAAAGTATTTAAAAGGGTTTTAGATATGACAGGATTAAATAAGGAGTGCTACCATACATTTGGGCTTAGAACTTTAAGCTACAAAGAACGAATTGATTTTATAGAATACTATCTATATGACAAAATGGAAGGAAAAAATATAGGAATGGTCGTGATTGACGGAATGGCGGATTTGGTTAGTGACGTTAATAATATTGAAGAAAGCAATTTAGCTACCCAAAAAATAATGGAATGGTCAGCAAAATTAAACTGTCATATTGTAACGGTAATACATAGCAACTTTGGCTCAGACAAACCAACAGGACATTTAGGTTCATTCCTTGAAAAAAAAGCGGAGACACAAATACAACTTGAATTAAACACAGTTAATAAAGACCTTGTAACAGTTAGTTGCAAAAGAAGCAGGGGATTTAGTTTTGACAACTTCAGCTTTAAAGTGAACCCATTAGGTTTTCCTGTTGTTGAAGGTGCTGCTTATGACCCATTAAAAGACTTTAAGAAATTTTAACCAACAAAATTAATTTTAATTAACAACTTATGAACTATATTTATACACTATTTGTTTTATTTTTGTTAATAACTCCGTATGTGGTTACAAAGAACGCTACGTTTATTGTAAGCCTTGTAAAAGGCTTTATGTTTGGTGGGTTATATAATAAAGACGAATATCCAGAAGAAGAAATAAACGAACACACAATACAGTTTTGTTTCTTTTTTATAACAATAACAATGATATGGGAGACACCCCAAAAGTAAAAAATACAGACTTTCTAAGGGAAGTTGCAAAACACCACAAAGAGTGGGTGCGGACTTGCAAAGCATTAGGAGGCGGTGACTTCGCTGAAGACATTGTTCAAGAGATGTACATAAAACTATACAAGTACGCAAGTGCTGAAAAAATTATTAAAGAGGGCATACTCCAAAAAGGGTATGTCTTTTTTACTTTAAAAAGTATTTTATACACACTAAAAAACGAACAAAGTTTAGTGTACAAAGAAGAAATTAAAGACAACTTAATAGAAGACACTTCAGACTTAGAAGAACACCAAGCGTTTGATAGGTTTTGTGGTCTCATAGACAACTACCTATTAGAACAAGAAAAGGAATCTAATTGGTACGATGCTAAGATATTTCAAGTGTACAGAGATACCAACCTAAGTATGCGCAAAATGGCTAAACTGTCAAACATTAGTTGGGTTAGTATATTCCATACTTTAAAAAATGTTAAACAAGATTTAAGAAACAACTTCCAAGAAGATTGGCAAGATTATTTAAACGGTGATTATGATAAAATTAGGTGATTTAGTAGAACGCATAACATACTACACGGGCATTAAATGGGTAGTTAAAACAGTAAGCAAGTGGTTGGGCATTGATTGCGGATGCGACAAACGACAACAAGATTGGAACAACATAACAATAAATAGAAATGGAAGCAATAGATAAAAAGGATTGGGAGATATTCCAAGCTAACCCAAGTGACAAACTAACAGTTGAAGAGGTTAAACTTGTGGCACAGTTACACGCTAAGTATTACAAGCACCCTTACCACGTTCCCTGTTCGTGCAACCCAAAAACCATTATTAAATGGATTGACGACATAAATAAAATATATGAATAATTGGAAGGAAGCAGATTTATTTGATTGGTTAAAAAAAAATGTTTATATTGATCTTGTAAAATCAAAGAACCAAATGAGCAGGTGGGATTGTTATTCGCCAAGTGCTGGTCACCGCATAGAATTAAAGTGCCGCAAAAAGCATTACGATACCTTGCTGCTTGAAAAGAAAAAGTATGATGCAATGTTTACAGAAGCCAACAAGCATTTAGATACACCGGTTTATATTAATTCAACACCAGAAGGTATTTATTCTTTTAATCTTTATTTTATTAAAAAAGATTGGGAAACTAATTTTTTAAACCCTGCGACCACACAATTTGCAAACACAAAAAGAATAGCAAAAGAAGTAACATATTTAAAAACAACAGACGGAAAGAAACTATTATGAACGACACACAATTAAACTATTTAAAAACGGTAATGCTTAGTCAGCTATTATTGGAATCAAACGAACAATTAAAACTGACCACACAGTACAAACAAAACATTAAGAATCAGATAAACAAATTGGACTTGATGCTTGAAGATGTAGTGCGTGAAGAGTTTAACAACCTTTATGACACAGACCCAACAATGGTAACAAATATTTTAAACAGAATAGAATCATTAGTAGATAAGATTAAAGGCAGTTCTATTGACGAACTTGTAATGATTGAAGCAGTTATAGATAAATACCAAGAAAATAAAGATTGGTTTAAAGAACACGCTTCAGCTGAATTTTTAAAGATTGAGTAATGAGGGAGTGGGATTGGACAATAGACGAATATAAAGAACACATTAAAGAAAACAAAGGTATGCGAGGCACACAAATACACTACGAGGCAACAGGTGAATATGACGTAATTGATATAATACAAGACTACAAACTGAATTTTAACAGGGGCAATGTGATTAAGTACGTTCTAAGGTGCGGCAAAAAGGATGACGAAATACAGGAACTAACCAAAGCCAAAGATTATATTGAACGGGAAATTCAATACTTAAAAGAACTAAGAAAGGGAAACAATTAAGTTTCTCTTTTTTTTTGTTAAAATTTTATTAAAATGCTTTTTGTGTTAAAATATTGTTTATATTTGTTAAAACAAACAAGATGAACGCAATAGAAAAATCTATTTTAAGATTAGAAAACAAAATGAAAAAGCAAGAAATTATTTTGAAGTTAGAAAACCAGATATTCATAGCCAAGTTGTATGACCGTGAACATTCGGTAAAAGAATTAGAAGAAGTATTAACCTATTTAAACCAACAGAAATGAAAGACTACGGAATTAAGTATTTAGATTTAGAATTTACAGTAAGGGGAACTTATGAAGAAGAAGAACCACATATGTACGAATTTAGTGGAAACGCTGAATCATTTGAAATATATGAAATACTGTTAGATGACAAAGACATCACAGACATTGTAGATGACTATGTTATAAAAGAATTGCAAGAAAGGGTAATAAACGAATATTACAGATAATGGTATTACTATTTGACGCAGACAGTTTAATCTTTTCAAGCTGCTATAAGAAAAGAGAAAACCCAGAAGACAGTCCTTATTACGATAACCTTGACGACATCACAGGGAAGTTTGACGAAGTGTTTATGAATATAATAAACGACCTTGAAGAACTTTATCCAATAGATGAAGTAAAGGTATTTAACGGTTCAATAGGGAATTTTAGAAAGCTAATAACACCAAAATACAAAGCCAATAGAATAAATACGCCTAAGCCGCCCTTATTGAATGAGATGCACTCTTGGGTAAAAGAACACTACGATTCTATATATGGTCACGGAATAGAAACAGACGACATAGTTGCAAAATATTGGTATGAATTATCTAATGAGATAGGCAGAGACAATGTAATGATTGTAAGTATAGATAAAGACTACAAACAATTTCCCTGCTTAATGTACAACTACCACGCAAAACACAAATGCGTTTATGACATAACAGAAGAAGAAGCAATCTATAACTTCTATGAACAAATGATTATAGGAGACACGGCAGACAATGTAAACTATTGCAAAGGCTTTGGTAAAAAGTACGCAGAAAAGTATTTAGCAGACTGCAAAACACAATATCAATACACAAAAAAAATATACAACCTATTCAAACAACTACACAAAGGAAAAGCAAAACAAAGGTACATTGAATGTTATAACCTTTTAAAATTAAGAACACAATGAAAATAAATTTAAATCATACGGTTACACAAGACAAGTATACAGATTATTTATCTTATGCTTATGATATTCAAGACACATCTCAATCTAATGTTGTAATTGAAGCTAAATTAGAAAGTTTACCAACTAAATTTAATATTGGAGTTGTTTATGGTGGTAGTGGAACTGGTAAAACGACCATTTTAAAAAATTATTTTAAAATAGGTATTGCTGAGGCTGAATTTGATTCAAACAAATCTTTAATATCTAATTTTGATTGGTTAGAACCAGCTGAAGCAGCTCGTTTATTATCGTCTATGGGATTAGCATCTGTTCCAACTTGGTTAAGACCATTTCATACACTGTCTAATGGTGAACAATACAGAGCGCAGTTAGCTTACGTTATAGGGCGAGCCAAGTCGGGTGAAATAGTTTTAATTGATGAATTTACAAGCGTCGTAGACAGAAACGTTGCTAAGGCGATGAGTAACGCAATGCAAAAATATTTGAAAAAATACGATAAAACAGTTGTATTGGCTTCTTGTCATTATGACATAATAGAATGGTTACAACCAGATTGGATTTATTCACCACAAAACGGGCGTCTTGAGATAGCGCCATCACGAAGGCGGGAAACAATTGAACTTGAGATCTTTCGTGCAAGATATGAAGCTTGGAATATATTCAAGTCAACTCATTATATGACCGAAGATTTAAATAAATCAGCACACAATTTCATAATTAATTGGAGTAATAATCCAGTTGGTTTTGTAGCTATATTACCTTTAGTTTCAGGTTCTGTTCGTGATTCGTTTAGAATATCAAGAATAGTTGTATTGCCAGATTATCAAGGTTTAGGTATTGGTGGTAAAATAGTAGATTATTTTGGAAAAGCTTATAAAGCTGCAAATAAAACAATGTACATAAAAACATCTAATCCAGCATTATGGGGTTATTTACAAAAGAATTGGGAGTTATGTTCTGAAATGACACCTGAGCAAGCTAAAAAACAAAACATTAAATTAATAGAAAAAGGTTCTCATATGTTATTTAGAGAGTCATTAACTAAATCATTTAAATTTATTGGTTCATACGATGAAATAACAAAATCAGATTTAGATTTAATTTTGTTTAACGCTGATGCTTGGAAAGATGTAGCTCAAAATCAAATATCTATATTCGATGCAGGAGCATAATTTATTAATAGAAGATAAATATTTTCAAGATGTTAAATCAAGCATAAAAACATTTGAAATTAGAAGAAATAATAGGAATTACAAAGTAGGTGATTTAATTATATTAAACAATTTAAAAACTAAAGAAACATTACAAAAAAAAATAAAATATATTTGCGATGTTTCAATTTATGATTTACCAAACATTTTAATTTTAGGAATATGAAACAACAGAATTTATTTTTTAATGGAACATTAACTGAATATTTTAAAGGAAAAACAAATTTATATATTGGTGACCAAGATTTTGTATTTGCAGATGATATGGTTTCAATTATAGGTGAATTAAAAACAATTTCAATTGGAAATGAATTTAAAGGTAAAAAATTATCTTTTAATCAAGCTCGTGAATATGCTTCTAAAAATAATGTAATAGATAATTACGGTAGAACCATTAAAACATTTTTATTTGAATATCACAAACACGTTAAAAAACCTTATGTTATTATAATACCATTTAAAACACCAACAGGAAAAGAAAAAATGGCGCACCAATTAATTGATTTAAATAACTCACATATGGTATATGTAGGTAAACAATTGAATGAATGGTTTGAGTTAGGACACAAAGGAATTAAACCACAAAAACCTTTGTTATGCGTCTAATAGAAGAATTTAATAATTTAAAAACACGCAAGGAAAAACAAGCATTTGCGTTAAAACATATTGAAGACGATAAAACAAAACAAATATTATTATTTGATAAAATATCTTTGTTTACGATAACAGCGTTATTTTATAAATCACAAGGAAAACAATATAATGTAAAGCGAAATTACACAGCAACATTTAAAGATGATAAAACTTATTAAATGGAGGAGTGGAACGACAAAGAACTTTATTACTTCTTTACAGTAGAAGCAACAATTACAGACGACCCTTCATTAGAAACATTACAGGCGCATTTAAAGCATTACGAACAAGAACAAGAATACTTAGCTTGTGCTGGTATTAAGTTAGGAATAGAGTTCGCCAGATTTAATAGATTACTAAATTTATACAAAGAACAAGATGACAAAAGAAATAATTGATTTTATAAATGCAGAATTAAAAATAGACATAAGAAAAAAGAAAAAAACAAATCAATATGTATTTGCCAGAACAGTTTATTATAAGTTAGCCAAAGAACTAACCAACCTTCCAATAAGTGAAATAGGAAGACAAGTAAACAAAGACCATTGTTCAGTATTACACAACCTAAAGAACTTTGACGAAGTAGTAAAAAGAAAAGAACTAAAAAAGATATACGACACATTTAAAGAGTTCCCAATACAAGAAGACAGGGTAACATACACAGAAGCATTAAACATAAATGAACAGCTAAGACTGCAATTAACAGACATAAAACAGAAGTACGAACAACTATTAGAAGAAAAAGAAGAAACAAACACAATTAAAGTAAGCAAGATAGAAGAACTTACTAAAGGACTAACAGACGAACAATTAGATTTGGTTCACTTGCGATTAGAAGCTATGATTAAAATGATAAAATCAATACAGTAATTAAAAAAATAAAGTTATGTTAGAAAGCGATTGTTGTGGAGCAAGTCCACTATGGGAAACAGATTTATGTTCTGAATGTAGAGAACACGCAGAATTTTACGATAGTTGTGAATAATTATGACAAGGGACGAAATAGAAAGATGCTACAAGTACTATGTTAAACACGGTGGCGATGGTGGTAAATACAACATACCCCCTGCGGTAATTAAAAGTCTTATAAACCAACACATAAATAACTATATGGTTAGTGATGAAGGAGAAATAACTTTGCACGATAGGGCAGGTAGATTTATTAAGCGCATTTAACATTAATTAAATTTAATTGTTTTTATTATTGAATAATCAAATTTTTTCAAATATGGAAAACAAAAGAGGTGGAGCAAGAGAAGGTGCTGGTAGAAAACCAAAAGCAGATGAAGTAGCAATGATTGAGAAGCTAAGTCCAATGGAAGACAAAGCATATGAGGCATTAGAAAAAGGAGTAGAAGCTGGCGATTTTAAATTTGTTCAGTTATATTTTAATTATTATGCTGGTAAACCAAAAGAAACTAAAGACATTACATTAAACAACGAACAACCTATTTTCACGTTAAGTGACATTTAATGAATTTAGAATCTGAATTTGTATTAACTACCGCAATTAAAAAAATGTCTCGTCTAACCGCACGAAAACGAGTGGTACAAGGTGGGACATCGGCAGGAAAGACTTTTGGTATATTACCTTTGTTAATTGACCAAGCAATTAAACAACCAAAACTTGAAATAAGTGTAGTATCGGAATCAATACCGCATTTAAGAAGGGGTGCATTAAAAGATTTTTTAAAGATTATGATTATGCTAAATAGGTATAGGGATAGTCAGTTTAATAAGTCCACTTTAAAGTACACATTTACAAATGGTAGTTATATTGAATTTTTTAGTGTAGACCAACCAGATAAGCTAAGGGGTGCAAGAAGGAATGTATTATATGTAAACGAGGCAAACAATATTCCCTTTGATGCTTACAACCAATTAGCAATAAGAACAAGCGGTGACATTTGGATTGACTACAACCCAACCAATGAGTTTTGGGCGCATAAGCAAGTGCTGGTAGATGAAGATGCAGAACTTGAAGTGCTAACTTATAAAGACAATGAAGCGTTACCACAAACCATTGTAGATGAAATAGAGAAAGCTAAAGACAAAGCCAAGACTTCAACCTATTGGGAAAATTGGTGGAAGGTATATGGACTTGGACAGGTAGGCAGTTTAGAAGGTGTGTGTATTACCGATTGGCGTGAAATACAATTACCAACAGAAGCAAGGTTACTGTGCGCAGGATTGGATTGGGGCTACAGTAATGACCCGTCATCTTTAATTTTATTATACAAGTATAACAATGCTTATGTATTTGATGAGGTGTTTTACCAAAAGGGTTTATTAAATAGTGAAATAAGCAACCTATTAAATAGCCACGATATAAAGACTATTATATATGCAGATTCAGCAGAACCAAAATCAATAGCTGAATTACAATCTTATGGTCACCAGATATTGCCTGTGTCAAAAGGTAGGGATTCTATTGTATATGGAATAAACCTCATCAACCAAAACGAAGTCTATGTTACAAGCAGGAGTAAAAACCTTATTAATGAACTAAGGAATTACATTTGGCTAACAGACAAAGAAGGTAACAAGATGAACAAACCTATTGACGCTTATAACCACGCGATAGATGCAATGCGTTATGCACTTACTTCACAATTAGCAGACCCAAACAAGGGTGAATACCATATCTGGTAAACTGTTAAAGAAATGTTAAAGTTTTGTTAAAATTGTAAATAACTTGTTTATATCTAAAAAACGGTTGTATGTTTGTAGTGTCAATAATGACAAAAAACAAATAAAAGGGGTTAAGAGCCTCACAATATCTTCAATAAAAATATAACAAATCTATTAAGAAACGGAGTATTAGACAATGAAAACATTTTTGACCTTTCAATGATAAACTCAACAACAGACCTTGACCAATTAGAAAGCACATTAAATTTAATTGATTTTTTATCTGACATACAAGATTACTTTTGTGAAAAAGAAAATATTTATTTATCCGCAAATTGCGAAATGTATGTAAGCAATTTAAAATATATTTGGGGAATGTCAGAACTTTCTTGGGAATACAAAGAATTTAAAGAACAAGTTTACAATCTAAGAGAAGAAATTCAAAAGAAAGAACTAAAAGAAGCTGCTTTAATAAAAGTTGCTGAAAACTTTCAAAAAAAATTAAAAGAATTATAAAACAGAATTAGTGGAGGGTTGCCATATGACAAGGCGTAAAAACAGCCCTCCTAAATTCGCTTAAAATATATATTATGAAAGATTTTAATTACAATTTGATTATAACATTTTTGTTATTATTTATAGCCTATAATTTTTTTGAAGATGGACACAACGGAACTGCAATGTTTATGTTAGTGCCTACCAGCTTTTCCATATTGTATGGTTATGTTAAACAGATATTAGAAGATGAATAAGATACAGTACTGTTGGGATAATGATATAAAAATATATCCTGTTCCTGTTGCAAGAAGCAATGGACACAAAAGACCTAACTGCAAAATAGAAATAGACTATCAAGGAAACAAAAGACAAGGCACAGAAATCTACAAACAAGATACCAAGCTATACGCTAAAATCACAGAATTATATAACGCATATTACGAAAAGTTAAGTTAGTTAGTTTGTTTATGTTTACAGGAAAGGGGTTACTTTATACAAGTGACCCTTTTTTTTGTTTTTAAGTTAAGTAAGCATTTATGAAAATAGAAGTAAACATACCAGAGAATCTAAATGACATTACACTTGGGCAATACCAAGAGTTTTTGAAGATAGAAGAACCCACAGAAGAAGACATTCTAAAGGTATTTCTTGGTTTAGATTTAAAGGGGTTAGGTAAAATTAAAGCAGCTGACGTAGACAAATACGCTAATCACATTACAAGCCTATTTGAACAAGACCAGAAGCACGTTCTTAAATTTGATTTAAAGGGTGTACAGTTCGGTTTTATGCCGAACCTTGACGATATAACCTATGGTGAAAATAAAGACGTTACGGCTTACTTAAATGATTGGCAAACTATGCATAAAGCTATGGCAGTTTTATACAGACCAATCAAACAGAAGTTAGGTGCAAGGTATTTAATAGAAGACTACGAAGGTTCACACAAGTATAGTGAAGCAATGAAACAAATGCCACTTGGAATAGTAATGGGTGCTATGGTTTTTTTTTACAATTTAACCAACGCATTGCTGAAAGCTATCCCGAGTTATTTGGAGAAACAGGCGAAGAAAGAACAGATGACAGGAGCAATTTCGGCAGAAAATGGGGAAGCTATCAAGAAATATATACACTTGCTCAAGGAGACGTCAGAAGATTTGATGAAATTACAAACCTATCACTTCACAGGTGTTTAATGTATTTAGCATTTGAAAAAGAGAAAGCAGAGTTTGAAAGCAGAATGATAAAAAGTAAATT